TCGCCGCAATCAAGGCACTTGATACCGTTTCGAATCTCGACGCGAAGAAGTTGATTGATGCTGGCGAAGTTGAGAAGGTCAAGGGAGAAATCACCAAGGCTTTCGAGGCCAAGCTGACGGAAGCAACGACCAAAGCGCAGACGCTTGAACAGGCGCTATATGGCGAAAAGGTTGGCGGGTCTTTTGCCCGTTCCAAGCTGATTGCCGAAAAGCTCGCCATTCCTGCCGACATGGTGCAGGCGCGTTTCGGTCAGAACTTCAAGATCGAAGAAGGCCGCATGGTTGCCTACGATGCGCACGGTAACAAGGTGTATTCCCGTGCAAACCCTGGCGAACTGGCTGACTTCGATGAGGCTTTGGATTCTCTCATTGAGCAATACCCCTACAAGGATCACATCCTTAAATCATCTGGCGCTTCCGGTTCCGGTGCGCAGGGTGGAGCCGCAGCAGCAGGCGGAAAACAGAGCATGAAGCGAACCCAATTTGAAGGCATGGCGCCGAACGAGCAAGCCTCGTTTGCCAAGCAAATCAGAGAGGGTAAAGCAGTCCTCACGGACTAAACAAACCTATCCTAAGCAATCAATGCCCGCCATGTGCGGGCTTTTTCATTTGAAGGAGCCATCATGGCAGCCCTAACTCTCACTTCCCTAGTGCCGTCGATTTACGAAGCGATGGATAACGTATCCCGCGAACAGGCCGGTTTTATTCGCGCAGTTGGCCGAGATTCAAACGCATCCCGTGCCGCAAAAGGTCAGGTTGTAACTTCTCCGGTTGTTGGTGCAATGGCAGCTGAAGAGCTGAACGTCGGCGCCTATCCTGCCGACACTCCGGCGCAAACGATCAACAACGTGCAGATGACGATCACCAAAACCCGTTCTGTTCCGTTCGGCATTACTGGTGAAGAAACTCTCGGCCTTAACAGCGCCGGCACGCTTGGCACGATCAACCGTGACCGTATTGCACAGGCGCTGCGCACGCTGACTAACGAAGTCGAGGCCGATATTGCCGCTCTGCATGTCGGCGCATCGCGTGCTACCGGAACCTATAACGGAACCCCGTTTGGCACCGCTAACGACCTGTCTGACCTTGCCGCATGCACGCGCATCCTGAACGAAAACGGCGCACCGCTGGCAGATCGTCATATCGTGATCGGGTCTTCCAGCTTCGAGCGGCTGCAAGGCAAGCAATCCTCGCTGTTCAAGGTGAATGAGGCCGGCACTGACGAGCTTCTGCGCGAAGGTCGCATCGGTCGCTTGCAGGGTTACGACGTGCATTACTCCGGCGCTGTAAAAACTGCTGTGACCGTCGGCACCGTATCTGCGACTGTAGATGCCACTGGCTACGCTGTCGGTTCTACATCTTTCACCCTGTCCTCTGCTGCCGTTGCGCTGCTGGCTGGCGACATCATCACCTTTGCCGGTGACTCCAATCAGTACGTGGTTAAAACCGCTGTTTCTGGTACGGGGGGCACGCTGGTGATTCAAGAGCCTGGCATCAAGGTTGCCATGTCTGCCGCAACCAAGGCGATTACTGTGGTTGCTGCAACCTCGCGCAACATGTTCATGTATCGCGGCGCTATCCAGTTGGCAACCCGCGCGCCGGCCATGCCGGAAGGCGGCGACTCTGCCGGCGACGTGATGGTTGTTGTTGATCCTGTATCCGGCATTGCCTACGAGTTCTGTATCTACAAACAGAAGCGCCAAGTTCGTTACGAGGTGAATTTGGCATGGGGCGCTGCTGTCGTTCAGCCGCGTCACCTTGGCCTGCTGATCGGCGCCTAACAAGGATAGGGCAGGGCTTCGGCTCTGCCCGTTCTTTTGGAGATTGAAATGGGGTCACTTCCTGTCGTCCGTATCGTCTGGCCTGCCAATGCAGAGTACGGCGGATTCGTTGAAATAAACGAGTCGGACTTCGATCCGAAGATTCATAAGCTGTTTGTTGAGTCCGAAGTGGAACAACAGGCAGAAGCACCTAAACGGCGTGGTCGCAAGCCGAAGGAAAAGGCTGAGTAATGGCATTGACAGTCGAAACCGGCAGCGCATCTGCATCTTCCGAGAGCTACGCCAGCGTTGCCGATGCCACCGCATACGCGACTGCACGCGGTTTGACCGCATGGACTGGCGCGGATGCCGTGAAAGAGTCGGCTCTACGCAATGCGACTCAATATCTCGACGCTACCTACCGTTTCAAAGGTTATCGTGTCGCAGAGGCACAGTCGCTCATGTGGCCTCGCTCTGGTGTCATGTTTGACGGCTATACGCTGGCTTACGATGCCATCCCGACGATGCTGAAAACCGCGTGTATCGAGCTTGCCATCAAGGCTATTTCCGGTTCGCTGATCGTTGATCCTGATTCGCAATATGTGACTGATGTTCAGGTCGGACAGATCAAGAAATCAATGTCGGCGCCGCAAAATGGCGGGCAGAAAACCTACTCGCTTATTGATTCGCTGCTACGCGACTTGATCGCAGGCGGATCTGGTTCGGTTCAGTTGGTGCGGGCCTAAGCGTGAGCTTTTACGGCGATCTTGCGATTACTGCTGACGAACTGTTGGCAGAGTTCGGCCAACCGATCACCATCCGCACGAACACGCCGGGAAACTATGATCCGGATACCGGAACGACAACGATAACCACGGCTGACGTGGTTGGCAATGGCTGTATCTTCGACTACGGAACACAGGCCATCGATGGCACGCTGATCGTGCAAGGTGACAAGCAGCTTTATCTGTCGCCGTTTGGAATGTCGGAGCCTGGCATCGATGATCTGGCAATCGTCGGCGGCGTCACATGGCGCATTACGCAGGTAAAGGCCATCGCGCCGGCTGGCGTTGCTGCGTTTTACGACTGCAATCTACGCAAATGAGTTTCGCGCTCGATCTCTCCAAGGCTTGCGAGAAGGCCAAAGGACATACAGAGATTATGGCGCGTAAGGTCATGCTAGATTTGTTCAGTCGCGTGATTATGAAATCTCCGGTGGATACCGGGCGCTTCCGTGCGAACTGGAATGTTGGCTATGGATCGCCTGACAAAACCACTACTAATGCGACTGATAATTCGCTTGGCAGAGTAACCAATGAAATCAGCACGGCAAAGATAGGTGGAAGTATCTATCTGAGTAACTCGCTGCCTTATAGCATCCGGTTGGAAAACGGATGGTCAGGCCAAGCGCCTGCCGGCATGGTTCGCCTGTCGCTCGTTGAAATAACTAACCAGTACGGTGCCTAATGAGTCAAAAGACAATCCGCGCCGCATTGGAAGGACGCCTGAAAACCTGGGCTGATGCGCAAGTTCCGGCGATTCCTGTGGCATGGCAGAACGTCAGTTACACGCCCGTAGCCAATACGAAATACATCCGTGCCTATCTGCTGCCTGCCGAGACATTCGACGGCGCAGTGACCGGCGATTACAAGCTGTATGCCGGGATATTCCAACTATCAATCTACTCGCCGGAAGGCACCGGAACCGGCGCAGCGGAAACGATTGCCGAGGCGATCATTGCTCAGTTTGCCCAAAACACCGCTATCTCGAAATCAGGCCTGACGATCTTCATTGACCGGACCCCGTCAATGGGGCCATCCATGAACGACGAAGGGTGGAACGTGCTACCAGTCAGCATTCGATACCGCGTGGATAAGACAACTTAGCGTAAGAATTCTTACGCAACAGTAAAAAACTTTCTCTGACCTGCTACGGCAGGTTTTCTTTTGCCCGTATGGGCGACCCGACCGCTGAAAGGCGGTTTTTTTTCGTCCAAACGAAAGGAAACATCATGGCCCAGGTTCCAACCGGCTCAACTTTTTACGTTGCTTCGACCATCGCGGCAGCAAAAACCACCACCATCGTCACGAATGCATCCGAGGCCGTCGTAACTTCGACTGCGCACGGTTACTCGAATGGCGACATCGTAATCATGTACTCCGGCTGGGGCCGCCTTAACAAGCGCGCATTTCGGATCAAGTCGATTACCACTGACACATTCGTTCTTGAAGGCGCTGATACTTCTTCTACTACCTATTTCCCGGCTGGTCAGGGCATCGGTACGGTGCAGAAGATTTCCGCATTCACGCAGATCACTACGATCATGAATCCTGCGACCAGCGGCGGCGAACCGAAGACGACGACTTACAAGTTCGTCGAGTCTGACGTCGAGTATTCGATCAATGACGGTTTCACTGCCACGAACTACACCGTCGAAATTGATGCTGATTCCATCGGCACCGCTGGCTATACCGCGCTCAAGACTCTGACGGACGTTCAAACCGATACGGTGCTGAAGATCATTACCCGTTCCGGTTCGTTCAATCTGATCCCTTGCACGGTCGCCCTGAATGAGTCTGTCTCCATGTCTGAAGGCCAGATCAACCGCTGTGTCGCCACGTTCAACGGCAACAACCGCGCAGTTAGATATGCCTCCTAAGGTTTAGATCAAGGCTAGGCCACAAGCCGAAAGCGCGTTCCTCGTTCGCGTTGCCTTTGATCTTCCTAACGAGGTGTCTAACGAGGACAACTACATGCTGAAACTCACCCCGAATCCGACCTTTGCCGCCACGGTGGAAATTCACATTCCGGGCAGCGGCAAGGTCAAGGTTCCTTTCGTCTTTGCCTATAAGGACAAGGACGAATACAAGGCATTCACTGACGACGCTGCACAAGGGAAGAAGGAAGAGCTCGCCGTTCTTCTGGAAATCGTCAAGGGCTGGGAAAACTGCGATGTTCCATATTCTCCGGAAGCACTCGGCACGCTGCTTAAAAAGTATCACGGTTCCGGCTCGGCCATCTTCGCCGCTTATGTCAATGAACTGACCGGCGCCCGCTTGGGAAACTGAGGAAGGTCGCCCGCTTCTTCTACCAGAAAAGACCATCGCAGCAAGAGCTAGATGCGATGGGCTTTACGCTAGATGACTACGGCGACGAATT